ATTAAGGAGTAGTGTTAAATTATGGGTCAAGCAAATCAACGAGGTACATATGAAGAACGAAAGGCGCGTGCCGTTATTATCAACGAGGAACGCCGCGTAGCCGCTGCTAAAGCGCGTGAGGAAGAAGGAGAGGCACGATGGGCTGCTATGACACCAGAAGAGCGTGCCGAACGACTACAAGCGCGTGCTGTGATGGCTTCTATGATGGAAAACGGCGAGTTGGATAATCTTAAGGGTTTGTTGCAGCAATAGCATGGCTATCCATAAATTAGACGACATCATAAAGCGTGCCGAACGAGATTTATACATCGACCCAGAAAAGCTTGATGCTGCGGCGATTAAAACGCCAATGCTTTATCATGTTTACCTTGGCATATTTACTGATGTTCGTTTAGTGTTTGAAAAGAATGAATTAGAGTATAAGAAGCTTTATTCTGATAAGTATTATTACTATAGAAATGATTATGAAATCATACCAAAGAACGCATCAGAAATTAATATATTAATCGACGGCGATGATGATATTGTTGCCAAATCAAAGAAGCTTATATACTATCGTGAAACGATGGAGTATGTGGAAAAGGTTATGAAGATGATTGAGCAAAGGAGTTATCTAATCAAAAATGCAGTGGATTGGAGAAAATTCCAATCGGGAAGTTTTTAATATGTGTGAAGTTGTCGTATTGGAAAATAGTATGTTTGTAGATAAGGGATTACTCGAATACATCAAAAAGAATAACATCATACCAGATAGAATACACGTTGGTATGAAGTGGTTAAATGATACAGAGTATGATTCATTGGTATATGGTTTGGCTAATGGCGAAGAAAAACATCTTCTAACCGCCACATCATATGGTGATAAAGATAAAATGGAAGAATGCTTGGAAGCTATACATAAGAACATTTCTAAAATATCAATCGTCATATATCGCGTGTTGGCTAAAAGCGATATTGTGCGATACCAAATTAAATATCCAAATATAACATTCAGCCTACTAAACGACGAAATATATTCATATTAGGCGAACGAATGGAACTAAACCCAGCCTTGTATAGAAAGGAACTCTTGTGTTCCAACCTTATTTAACAGTATTGCTGGATTTTTGTTCTTACGAGCATAATCCCTAATACCTTTTACCACATCAGATTTACCTAACGCTTTGCTCCAATGTTGACCCTTTTTGCGTCCTTTGATTGCACCATGGAAAACGTCAGCATCAACCGTGAAGTAAGCCTTACCTGCTGCTGTACCGCTTGGCGCTCTACCATCACTTGGAGAACTCGAAGCCATAGATGAGCCTACACTAGATTCCTCTTTTAACATGTTGCGTCCTCCTTTAAAAACGTGATATGATTTCCTGAAGCAAATCCTTTCCTTCGTATACAGGAAATCCCAAAAACGTTTTATCGCTGACGTGATATGATTTACATATATGTTCTGATAGCAAAAGATTGATTTTAACAGTTCCATTATCATCTAATTTATTTTCAAATAGAACCTGTGAAAGTTCTGCCGACACCACGCCTTGGTTTATCTCTTTTAGAATCAGTTCGGCTACGTCTTCATCTTCTTTCAATAGGTATAATGCTGCAGCCAAAGAAGCGGTTCTAGTCTTACCAAACGGCATACGTTCGAGTATGCGCTTTAGATTACGAACCAAGATGCCAAATTTACCCATGGCATCCTTTTCTGCTGACGTTGAAGCCTTCTTCAAGGTCTTACCCTTATCATCGATGAGACCCAAATCAAATGCATGCCATTTATTCCATGGCGTGGACATCAATTTGATGGTTTTGTATGCGTAATAAAGTCCTAATGCATCAGCCATAATTCAACCTCACAGTAATTCCAATTCTCGTCGTATATTAGAGCACGACACTATACTATTTAGTTCGACTTCTGACATGGATTCGGGTAGCATATTCAAATATTCAAGTATTGGTTTTATTTTACCATAAGTTTCAGGCGCATTATAGCAAAATAATAACCTTGGTACAGCGTCAACACCAAATATATTAGTTGCAATTATAAATTGGTTTGTTAGTGTGCGTATATTAATATTTTCACTTGGTCTATTCAACCATCGTTTTATATTAACGAATAATCTAAGGTCTTCATTAAACTCTTCAAGTGTTGTGCATGATGGGTTATTATATACCTTAGTAGCATATATTAAAAAATTGTCACTTGTTATAACATCAAAGTTCATGCAAGTTATTTATGGGGTTAAAATGTCATTGTCTATTAATTTTGAATTGGGTATCTTGGATGAAACCCATAAGGGTTGTGGAAGAGCATACCCAACACATGTAATGGTTCTTAGTAGTCCAACTGATGCTGATAGATAAAAAATATCTATCATTTATAACGTCGAAATTTAAGATAGTAGACAAAGGCAACCATAAAGTTTGTCGTTGTCCTATCTGTGGTGATAGTCAAAAAGATAAATCGAAGATGCGTGGCTATTTCATTGATAATGCCAAGCGCAAACGTATAAACTATTTCTGTCATAATTGTGATGCTAGTATGTTACTTGGAAGCTTCATTAAGTTGTATGCACCTGCCATTTATGAGGATTATAGGAAAGAGCGTGCGTTTGAATCGTTAGAATCATCACACAAGCCTATTAAAAAGAAGCGTGACGACACAGAACCTGTTCTAGTATACACGACAAGGAAGAAGAAGCCAAAAGCCGTTAAAAGCGATTCTAGCGAACCTAATGAAGTTCCTAGAATCAATAGGCGAGTGTTACAACACCTGACTCCTATTATGAATGCTCCTATAAGTGTACAGAAATACTTGTATGAGCGAAAGATTTCTATGGAGATAGCACAGAAATATATATATTATACGCCTGAATTTATGGCTTACGTGAACAAACACATTCCTGCTATGTTCTCAGAAGGTGCTGTGGCTGCATTTGATGAGCCTAGAATAGTTATCCTATTGCTTGATGAGAATGGCGAGTGTGTCGGATTCCAAGGAAGAATGCTTCCTGGCTCAGAGGCACAGGCTAAATACATCACCATAAAGCTAAATGAAAATGAAGGTAAGATTTGGGGTTTAGATAGAGTTGATAAATCCAAACCAATAATCGTGTTTGAAGGTCCAGTAGATGCTAGTTTTATTGATAATGCAATTGGTGTTTGTGGTGCTGATTTAGTTTCACAGACACAACATATAGATACACACGATACAGATTCGTATATATATGGGTATGATAACGAACCACGAAACAAACATATTGTAAAACGCATGGAAAGTGCTATCAAGTCAGATAAGTCAATAATAATCTGGCCGAAAGAAGTTAGAGAAAAAGACGTGAACGATATGATATTGAATGGAGTGGACGTTGATGAAGTTATACGTCAGAACACATTCAAAGGGCTGAAAGCAAGAATTAAATTCACAACATGGAGAAAGATTTGACAACAAAAAGATACCATGGTATCACTATTGACTTTGCTAGGGATGAAAACTTAAGCAAAGTAGGTGAATCACTTGTAGTTGGTTACTACTTGAAGAATAAAGAAAAATCACCACAAGAAGCTTATGCTCGAACTGCTATTAACTTCTGTGGCGGTGATATGAAATTAGCACAAAGACTATACGACTACGTTTCTCGTGGTTGGATGTCGTTTGCATCGCCATTATTAAGTAATTCCGTATTGGGTACTTGGGAAAATGGCGTATATATGCATAGTGACGACCTTAGAGGCATGCCTATCAGTTGTTTCATCCAACATGTGCCTGATACCCTTATTGGTCAGATTGAAGCCGCTAAAGAGTTATCTAATCTATCGTGTGCAGGTGGCGGCGTTGGAACATATTTGGGTATGCGTGGAATCACTGATAAATCTCCTGGCGCTATTCCGTATGCCAAAACACAAGATTCAAATATCATGTATTATCACCAAGCAGGCACTCGTAGAGGTTCTGTTGCATCATACCTTGACATTTCACATCCTGATATTGTTGAGTTTATTGGTGTTCGTAATCCAACAGGTGGCGACATCAACAGAAAGGCTCATAATATCAATATTGGTGTGAATATTAATTATGCTTTCCTTGAAGCTTGCATTAATGATGAACCGTGGGATTTGATTGCTCCTAATAGCGGCGAAGTCGTAGAAACACTACCTTCTGCACGCACATTATGGGAAGAAATCATTGAAACAAGATTCAAAACTGGCGAGCCATATATTCATAATGTAGAAGAATCTAACGACAAGATGAATGAAGCTTTAAAGGCTATGGGATTAGAGATTAAATCATCTAACATATGCACAGAAATCGTTATCCCCATCAACGAAGAACGTACTGCCGTGTGCTGCTTATCGTCACCGAAT